ACAGGTCATAGTTGGTAGCGATACGGCTCAAACAGTCTCAGATAGGCTAGAATCGGTTTTTTTGCCGGTAACAGCTCCACGAATCCACTCACCGCTCAATGATTTGCCATCGCGTGGCTTTGAATTAATTGATTTTGCTGACCAGATCATTGATGGCGGCTTTATGCCGTGGCAAAAGTTTCTGGCCGAGCATTCTCTCAAGATAAAACCCGATGGCCGCTATCATCACCCAATCTCGGTAGCCACAGTCGCACGCCAAAATGGTAAGAGCACTTACATGATGGCAAGAATTTTGATGGGTTTATTTCATTGGCAAGAATCGTTGCAAGTCTCCACAGCTCACCGGTTGGTAACATCGCTAGAGCAATTCCGGGCAATCGTGCAAATTGTAGAGAGCCATGATGATTTGGCAAAACGGGTCAAGCGAATCCGGTGGCAACATGGGGCCGAGGAGATAGAAACCTTAGAAGGATCACGCTTCATCATAAAAGCCGGTGGATCAGCAGCTAGAGGTTTATCAAAACCGGAAAGCATCCACATGGATGAAATCCGAGAGCTGCACGACATGGAGACATTTGCCGCAATGCGATACACATTGATGGCGGCCAAAAATCCACAGGTCAATTGCTTTTCCACGGCCGGAGATAGTCATAGCATTGTGCTCAACCAATTACGCGAGCGCGGATTGGCGGCAGCTAGTGGTGCTCCCGATAATGTGGGTTATTTTGAATGGTCGGCACCGACTGATGAAATTTCACTAGAAAACGCAGCTTTTGCAAATCCCGGCCTTAACATAACAATTCACCCAGACAATATCCGAGCCGTTTTCAATGATCCTGCCGATGTGGTGCAAACCGAGGTTTTAAATCGTTGGGTTCAAACAATCTCCAGCGTTATTGGGGCCAAAGAATGGCAAGCATGTGGTGACGAAACAATTGACCTTGATATTGACAAGCTGACATGGATGGCGATTGATATTTCACCGGATCGTAGAAATGCAGCATTAGTGGGAGCCCAAAAGCTTGGATCAGAAAGTTTTGTGATAAAGCTGCTTCACACATGGGAAAACACAATACAGCTAGATGATCGGGCAATTGCAAATGATGCAGCGGCTTATTGTCGCAAATATCCAATTGAGTATTTGCTTTACTCACGGCGCACGACCGGGGCAATTGCGGCTCGTATGGTGCCAGCCGGTATTCCAATCCACGACATGGATTCGGCTTACCCGCAAGCATGCGATGAATTGTTAGGTGCCATTAACTCTGGTCGGTTGAAACATCGGAATCAATCAACGCTGACTGAACAAATGCTGTCAGCTGTGCGATTGCGTAAAGGCGATGGTGGGTGGGTTATTGGAAGGCGTGCCAGCGGAACGGCCGTGGCCGCCGCGGTGGCCGCCGCATTATGCACGCACTTTGCGACACGCCCAGAAACGGAAATAGACATTTTAGTGGGTTGATGCTTGACATTTTGAGAAAATGGGTGCATGGGATTATTTGACCGCAAACGCACCATTGAAACAATCGCGCCATCGCGCGGTGCTGATGTTGCTGCACAAATTGGGCCAGCTCCAACACTAGATGCGTTTTATCCATTTGGTGGAGCTGATTATTTGGCAACCCGCGAAGAAGCTATGTCTGTGCCAGCGATTGCTCGCGCTAGAAACATGATTTGTAATTCCATCGCAACAATTCCGCTTATCACGCGCGATAAGGCCACCGGCACAATTATTGACCAACCGATTGTGATTGATGATCCGGATCGTAGAGTGCCGGGGGCTGTTAGTTGGGTATGGGCCTGCGAGGATTTATTATTTACGGGATTTTCATACTTTCAGGTAATGTCGCTTTTTGCCGACACATTTAGAGTCAGAGAAATGTGGCGCGTTGCTCCTAATCGTGTTGGTGTTTTCTTAAACGATAAAGGCACGCAGATTGAGTATTACACAGTTGATGGAATGCAAGTGCCAGACACCGGCGTTGGATCGCTTGTTGTGTTTTACGGCAATGATGAAGGTTTATTAAATCGAGCCGGTCGCACAATTCGTGCTGGTGCAGAACTTGAGCGAGCAGCTGCAATGTATGCACGCGAACCTGTACCATCAATGGTTTTGAAATCTAATGGCACAGCATTGCCAGCTGATCGCATTGCAAAATTGCTTGATGCGTGGGGTGCAGCGCGAAGAAATCGCGGAACAGCATTTCTCAATGCGGACATCACAATGGAAACTGTTGGCTTTACACCAGAGCAAATTGGCCTAAACGCCGCACGCGAAATAATTGCAACCGAGCTTGCACGCGCCGTGGGAATTCCGGCTTATTTTATTGATGCGCCGACTGGATCATCCATGACCTATCAAAACGCCCAGACGGCGCGTCAAACCTTGTTGGATTTTTCCTTATTGCCGCTGATGAACAGCTTGACCAGCCGGCTTTCAATGCCAGATTTTACGCCATCAACACAGCGCGTTGAATTTGATTTGAAAGCTTATTTGCGCGGATCAGAAAAAGAGCGTGCAGAGATTTACAAGATTTTATTTGACATCGGAGCAATCACTACCGATGAAATTAGACAAATGGAGGATATGATCTCATGAAGCTAACAACACCGATGGAAATCACGGCAGCTGATTCTGATTCAAGAACAATCACCGGTCGCATAGTTGCATTCAACGAGCAAGCAAATGCCAGCACAGGCAAGGTCACTTTTGCTCGTGGATCAATTGTGCCTCAAGATGTTTTTTTAAACCTTGAGCATGACAACACACGCAGAATTGGCAAGAGCATTGCCATGAGCGTTAATGACAAAGAAATGACAGCGACTTTTAAGATTGCAAACACAACAGCCGGCACAGATGCGCTTACAGAGGCAATGGAAGGCTTACGCGATGGTTTCAGCATTGAATTGGCCGTTGATAATTATGAAATGCAAAAAGATGGAACAATGAAAGTTTTGAATGGACAGCTTAAAGGCGTTGCACTAGTTACTGAACCAGCCGTGCGATCTGCACGCGTTTCAGAGGTAGCAGCATCAGAAGATTCTGAAACTGAAACAGTTACAGAGACAACAAACCCAAATGAAGGAGACAAAGTGGATAACACTACCGAAAACACCGCTCCTGCCGCTGAACCGGTAGAGGCTCCAGCTGAAGCTGTGCAGGCATCACGACCTGCCTATTACACAGCTCCACGATCACCAATTGTGTCAAAGGTTTCATACCTTGAGCACTATCTAAAGGCAACAATTCTTCATGATGAAGATTCACGCCAATATGTAAAGGCAGCAGATAACACAACAGGAACAGCACCCGGAATGGTGCCAACACCACAAAGCACACAGGTTGTTAATGCATTAGCAAACGCTGATCGCGGAATGATTGATGCGCTATCCAGAGAGACATTAGTGGGCGAAGGAATGACATTTGAAATTCCTCGCGTTACTGCTGTGCCTACTGTGGCAAACATTGCAGAAAATGCAGCTGTTACAGAATCATCATTATCAGCAACATTTTTGAGCGTACCCGTTCAATCCTTTAAAGGTAGAGCCATCTCAACTGTTGAGCTCATTGATAGATCACGGCCTGAGTACCTCACCGCGCTCCTTCAAAATCTTGAATTTGCCTACGCTAAAGTAACTGATGAATTTGCTGTTGGCACAATTGCTGGTGCAGGTCAGCAAACTGGTGTTAATGCAAACTCAGCAACAGGATTCTTGGCTTACACATCTCAAGCTGCTGGTGCTGTTTATTCATCATCACTCGGCTTTGCTCGTAACATCGTTGTTTCTCCTGGACAATGGACAAATATCATGGGCTATAACGACAATGGCGCACCGCTATACAACGCAGCACAACCATCAAATGCAGCCGGAAATGTGAGAGGCGATTCATTGCGCGGTGTAGTTTCACCGGGTCTTAATCTCTTTGTTTCTCGCTCAATTGGCAACGCTGGCCCAACAACATCAACCGGAGATTTCTCAATGGTTGTTGTCAATCCAGATGCTTGGACATGGTATGAGTCACCACGCTTTACATTGCGCACAGCAATCCAGAGCGATGGAACCATTGACATTCTTTACTACGGCTATGCAGCAATTGCTCCAAAGATTCCATTTGGCGCATGCTGGAACCAGACCTGATAACTAAAAAATCAAAATCGGTAGCGGTCGCTCCCGAACGCTACTGACACGAAAGGAACCGAGATGCCAGCAATAGTCACAGCCTCACAGCTACGATCCATTCTTGGTGTCTCGGTTTCTTTATATTCTGACGCACAACTTGATTCATTTATTGATTCAGCCGAGCAAACGATTTTGCCTTTACTTACGCAATACCAATCATCGGTGACATTTGCCAATGTAAGTGATTCCGTCATTTATTTCACTACAATTCGGCCAAATTATTTTGTGCCGGGGCAGTCTGTCATTGTTACCGGGGCCGGAACATACAATGGCACTTACACAGTCACCGATGATCGTATTGAGCCTTATACATTTACAGCTGCGACAGCCGCGGCTGATCGCACATACCCATTGCCATTTATTCCAAGCGCATTGGCTACTTTATCCGGTGCATCAGCGGCACAGCTGTATGCAAGCACACCACCCATTGAAAATGCAATTTTGGTCGTTTCGGTCGAGATTTTTCAAAGCATCACAGCTCCCGGCAATCAAATTATGTCAGACACATTCCAGCCGCAACCATTTATTTTAGGCCGAAGCCTTACAAATAGAGTCGTTGGGTTGCTTGGGCCATTTTTGGATGTTGAGGCAATGTGCCAATGACAATTGAAGCTGACATCAGAACACCATTGCAAACAACACTTTCAACAATTGCGGCCAATGTTTATAATGGCATTCCCGAGACAATGACAAGCCCAAGCATTGTTTTAATCCCGGGAACGCCGTATCTGGAAAGCGTTTTAATTAATGGCGCAACAACTAAAGTCAAAATCAATTTGACTGTCACCGGTGTTGTTGCTTATATGAACAACGCAGCGGCTTTGGACAATTTAGAACAATTGATGATTGACATTATTAGCACAATGCCCGATGGATATGAAGTCGGGGATGTAAATCAACCTCAATCATTGGAAGTCGGTGCGGGTAAATACCTCATTGCCGATTTACAAGTTAGCACCTACTACACCAACTAAGGAGAAATCATGCCAACAACTATCGTGACCGGCAGAGATATCACATTCACCATTGCTGGTGATACTTATGATGCTCAGGCCACATCCGCAATCTTAACTATTGATTCAACAATCAATACATATCAAACTTTGGACGGCAAAGCATATTTTACGACTGATTCGCAAGGATCGTTTGCTGTTGAAATGCTTGCCGATTGGCCAGCTGGTGGATCATTGTGCAACGCACTTTGGACAGCGGCAGACACAGCACCAAACACACCATTGGCGGTTGTCTTTACAGCTGCATCAGGATCGGTGTTCAATTTTGATGTGCAGCCAATTTTTCCATCAGCTGGAGGCACAGCACCAGATGCACAAACTGTTTCACTAGCATTTACCTGTGTGACCACACCAACACTATAAAAAGGAGATCGGGAGCATGAAACTACAAGTTACAATTGAATTCGTAACGGGGGAGAACGAAACCTATCTCGTTCTCCCACCAGAATTCATGAAGTGGGAACAAAAAACTGGAAACACAATTCAGCAAATAGCCGAGAAATTGGGAATTGCCGATTTAATGTTTTTAGCGTATCACTCAATGAAGCGCGAGGCAGCCGGTAAGACTGTTAAGCCATTTGAGGTTTGGTGCGAAACTGTGATTGACATCAGCATTGGAGAAACCGAACACCCAAAAGTTACGAGCCGGGAACAATAAACCGGATTATTTGGGAATTGGCCATTGAAACAGGATTGTCACGATCAGAGTTTCAAACAGCGGAAGATGTTTTTACTGTGTATGACATTTTGAGGAGGCGCAATGGCAACTAAATCATCCAGAGACACCGGCACCTTTTCTTTTACTGTTGAGCCTTTAGAATTAAAAAATCTATTCAGGCTTTTGTCTGCATTGCCAAAAGAAGTCCAAGATCAAGTAAGAACCGAAGCTCAAACTATGTCAAAAAGGCTTGCCGGGCAACTTATGCAATTTGGCCTTGTATCTCCAACACCACAAGCAAAATTGGTAATGGATTCAATTACAACACCACGCGACCGCTTAATTCGTGTTGATATTGGTGGCACAAAGCAAGTTGGCCGAAAGTATGGCGGCAAAACAGGTAAAGGCGGCAAACGCACAAATCAATCACGAGCCGCCGCTGGAACGCTGTTATGGGGATCAGAATATGGCTCCCATCCCGGCATTGATAGAGCTGGTAGAAGATACACAAACAGATTTAAGGCTCCAGCAAATCCAAGCGGTTATTGGATAACACCAGCCGTTGATTTCTATACGCCTGTTGTGGCCAAAGAATACATTGCAATGGTTCAAACACTTATTAGAGCGAACGGACTAGATTAATGGCAAAAATTCCAAAAGTCACAGTAACCTTTGATGCTGATTTAGATTCGTTAAAAAAAGGCGTCAAAGGCGCAACAACCGAGGTTGATTCATTTGGCACTAAGGTTGGGGATTTTAGCAAAAAAGCGGCTTTGGCATTTGCCGCTGTGGCCGCTGCCGCTGGAGCAATGGCAATTAAAATTGGCGTGGATGCTGTCAAAGCTGCCAGCGATTTAAGTGAAACAATTTCAAAAGTTAATGTCTTATTTGGTGACACAGCCAAAGACATTGAAAAATTTGCAGATAGTGCAGCATCATCTTTAGGCCAGACCAAGCAACAAGCGTTGGATGCAGCTGCAACATTTGCCACATTTGGTCGAGCTGCCGGATTAAGCGGCAAGGATTTATCAGGTTTTTCAACCGGCTTTGTTCAATTGGCTTCCGATCTTGCTTCATTCAATAACACATCACCCGAGCAAGCAATCAATGCAATTGGCTCAGCATTACGCGGTGAAGCCGAACCATTGCGTGCGTATGGCGTTTTGCTTGATGATGCATCATTGCGCCAAGCCGCTTTAGAATTGGGAATTGTCAGTACAACCAAAAACGCATTGACACCACAGCAAAAGGTTTTAGCGGCTCAAGCTCTTATCTACCAGCAAACATCAGCTGCACAAGGCGATTTTGAGCGCACAAGCGATGGCCTAGCCAACAAAACACGCATTCTCACAGCTCAATTGGAAAACGCCAAAGTCACTATTGGCACGGCACTTTTGCCCGTTGTTTTAGAATTGGCAACTTTGTTTTCAGAAAAGGTTATTCCCATCGTCCAACAAGTAGCAGATGCTTTTGGTTCAAATGCCGATGGTATGAGCGGCACATTGCACACTTTGGCAGATGGAATTAGGAGTTTTGTGCAACCTATTTTTGAAGGTTTTAAATCAGCTTTCGATAAAATAAAAGCCACAGTTATTGAAAATAAGGATGAATTTCAAGCTTTCTTTGATGTGATTAAAGCTGCCGCACCGATTATTGGAACTGTGATTGGTAAAGCTTTTAGTATTATTGGTGACATTGCAAGTGTTGTTTTAAACATTATGGCAAATGTTGTTGGAGCTTTACGAGGATTAGTCAATACAGCAATTGATTTAATAAACATTGCAATTCGAGGTTTTAATTTGTTAAAACCGGGGGCAGACATTTCACCTATTTCCAAAATTGCTACTGGTGGTTCTAGTGGCGGTTTTGCAACAGGAGGTGCGCCGGGTGCAATCTCAGGCGGTATTGGATCAACTGGTGGAGGCGTTACGGGCGGCGTTACGGGCGGCGTTACGGGCGGTGGTGGAACGCTTGGTGGTGGAACGCTTGGTGGTGGAACATCGGGAGGCAGCACAAGCGGTATAGCCGCTGTAACCAAAAAAGTGACAAAAGTGATAGATGATGTCGCTGGTGCATTTGATACTTTTACAAGTGGCACAACCACTCTTGCAGGTGTTATGGCAGCTTCAAACCAACCATTTAGGTTTGGTACTTCTGGGGTTAATACGAGCACGCTGGCAGGCATTATGGCCGCATCGGCGCAACCAACAGTTACAATCAATGTCAATGCGCCATCAATTATTGATGAGGAAGGTTTTAGCCGCGCAACAGCCAATGCTCTCAACAACTCGACTTTTAGAGGCACAAATGGTGCAAGCAATTTGGTTTATTTATGACAATTTTCAATCCAATTTGGCGCGTTAAAATTGCAGGTGTTCAATACACAAATTATGTGTTGGCTAACCTTTCGACTACATCCGGCCGCACGAACATTTATGAGCAAGCAAATGCCGGATATGTCAGCCTAGAGTTAATCAATTTGGATCAATCCAACATTGATATTGAAATCAATGATTCTGTCACTATTGAATTGCAAGATTCCACAGCTACATTTGTGCCAATCTTTGGAGGCACAGTCGTTGATTTAGGCATCGGCATAGCTGCATCGGGTGTGGTCGGAATCAATCAATCGGTCAGAATTACAGCTGTGGGAGCTTTGGCTAGATTGCCAAAAGCCTTGACCGATGGCGTTTTGTCACAAGACTTTGATGGAGATCAGATTTTAACCATCCTCACCGATTTGTTAGTCAATTCATGGAATGAAGTGCCGGCAGCTTTGCAATGGCAAGACTATGAGCCAACTACCCAATGGCAAGATGCAGAAAACACAGGCTTGGGCGAAATTGACACACCGGGCAGCTATGAATTGGCACAAAGATCATCATCAACAATTGATGTGTATTCTTTGGTTTCAGCTCTTGCAACATCGGGATTAGGTTACATTTACGAGAATGCCCAAGGCCAAATTTCCTATGCCTCAGCCGACCATCGCTCAATCTATTTGGCCACAAACGGCTACACCGATGTGTCAGCAGCTCAGGCATTAGCCAATTCATTATTTGTGCAAACTAGAGCTGGTGACATACGAAACGAAATTGTGCTCAAATATGGCACCAACTCAAACTCGGAAGTCACAGACAGCGATGCAAATTCCATTTTGGCTTATGGCAAATTGGCCCAAATTATTACAACAACAGTCAAACATCAGGTTGATGCCGAAGATCAGGCAGCGTTTTATTTGACTCTTAGAGCCTATCCACAGGCCAATTTTAATCAAATTACTTTTGAGCTGACAAACTCTGAAATTGATGATGCTGACCGAGATGCCTTAATCAACATTTTTATGGGCTTGCCATTGCGGATTACAGATTTGCCACTCAACATGGCCTCCGGCACATATCTTGGATTTGTAGAAGGCTGGTCATGGCGAGCCTCATACAACACAGTTTCGGTGACGGCTATCATTTCACCGCTGTCATTTAGCTTGCAAGCCATGCAATGGCGAGATGTCTCAGCGTTAGAAGCATGGAACACAATCAGCGGAAGCCTAAATTGGGCCGATGCGTTAGTCGTAGCGTAAGGAGAAAAAATGGCAAACCCAACATCGAATTTCAACTGGCAAATGCCGACACCGACCGATTTGGTGACGGATTTGCCAGCTGATTTTGAGGTTTTTGGTCAAGCGGTCGATTCATCAATGGCCGATCTTTTAGGTGGCACATCGGGTCAAATTCTTGCCAAGAATTCAAACACCAACATGGATTTTGTGTGGATTACAAATGATGTGGGTGACATAACAGCCGTTACAGCCGGCACCGGTATTTCAGGCGGTGGCACATCAGGTGCTGTAACAATAACAAATGCAATGGCAACAGAAATTGCAGCCAAAGGTGATTTGATTGCTGGCACAGGATCACAAACTTTTGACAATCTTACAGCCGGAACAAATGAAACTCGTTTGGTTGCCGATTCAGCAGCGGCCACAGGACTAAAATATGTGGCTGATACAACAAACTATGCCATCGCAGCAAAAGCCGATCTTCTTGTTGGCACTGCTGCCGATACTTTGGCAGCTTTGACAGTAGGTACAGACGGGCAAGTCTTAACGGCAGATTCCACAGTTTCTCCAACTGGCTTAAAATGGGCTTCGCCAGCAGGAGGTTCAACTTTTTCTGGTTGGTTAATTTACAAAAATGCAACTCAATCAATTGCCAATAGCGCTTCGGTGTTTATGACTTGGGAAAACGAAACATACGACACCAATGGTTATCACAGCACATCTACCAACACTTCAAGAGCCACAATACCAGCAGGCAAAGCTGGGAAGTACTTATTAGCGACTAACATAGGTTGGGCGAATGGAACAACTGGTGAACGCTATGTTTATATTTGGAAAAATGGTGCTGGTGTAACTGGCGCAGACAATTCTAATTCTCGCAACTCTTTTGGCAATTCAAGTGCTCAAACGCAAAATGTAACAACAGTTATAGATTTAGCCGAAGGCGATTATGTCGAAGTAAGAGTTGTGCAAAGTAGCGGCGGAAGTCTCAATACGACTGCTGATGAATGTAATTTTCTTGGTTATTTGATTGGAGCATAAAATGATTAAATTTGACAGACCTCAAAATCTTAATGGCGCAGAGTTATTAAATGAATTGACTAAGGCTAATATAGATGTTATTGGCTTGCCCGTTGTTGATGGTAACAATAATTTCTGGCTGGACATAGCAGAAACAGACAAAGCCAAAGCCAATCCAATCGTGGCAGCGCACAACGGAACAATGATTCCGCCGGAGCCAACTATTGAAGATAAACTAGCAAGCGTTGGCTTATCGGTATCAGACCTCAAAGCGGCACTTGGGCTGTGACATTTCCACAAGGCACATTGCCGCGTTTGATTCAGGTTGCGCTTGCTGAGGTGGGCGTAGCTGAAACAGGCAACAATGAGACAAAGTACGGCAAACACATGAAAGCCGACAAGCTGCCATGGTGTGGGTCATTTCTCAATTGGTGCGCGGATCAAGCTGGTGTAAAAGTGCCAAATGTGGTCAGCACCAAAGCCGGAGCCGAAGCGTTCAAGAAAAACAAGCAATGGCACGAAACACCAAAGATTGGTGATTTTGTGTTTTTTGATTTTGTCATTGATGACAAGGTGACAATCAATCACATCGGTTTAGTAATCCGGGCATCGGAAAAACAGATTGTGACCATCGAAGGCAACACATCAGGCAATGGGGATCAACGCAATGGCGGCGAAGTAATGGTTAAATCAAGAACTTTGGGAGCAAGGTCATTTGTTGTCGGTTACGGCCGACCAACTTATGGCGCGTTTTCGGGTGATTTGCCCGACCGACCAAAAGGAGAAAAATAATGGACAAAGCAAAAGCTCTGTTGGCATCTTGGGCGCGTAGCTCTGTTGCTGGCATGTTAGCTGTGTGGATGACTGGTAATCAAAACCCAAAAGATTTGGCAATGGGCTTGGTTGCTGGATTGGTGCCAATGCTTGCGCGTTGGGCGAATCCTAAAGATGATCTTGGCTTAAAAAAGTGAGTGTAGGCGAATGGACGGCGGTCGGTGGGCTTGTTCTTGCGATGCTGACTGCCATCTATTCGTCAATGAGGTTCATGGTGAAATCGATCATGCGCGAGCTTTCACCGAATGGGGGCAATTCGCTCAAGGATCAGGTGAGCCGGATAGAGGCACGACTAGATCAATTACTCCTTGAAATAGCTTTAAAGAAGTAACGACACGCCGCAATCCACGCATGATTGTTGAAAATGTCGGGTGTGCCTGTCACTCTGTATTTGGGAGCTGAGACACGGCTCCCAGAAACGGGAGCAAAAAAATGACATCAGGTGAAATCGGATTGTTTATCTTTATGGTTGTGGCCTGTATTTTGTGGGCCATTTGCAGCTATGCGGTTGGATACAAAGAAGGCCATAAAGACGGCTATCAGCGAGGCAAGGCTGTTGGCCGCCATGCATCAGGTCAGGCGGTGCGCTAATGGCGTTCATGGACTCATACGAAGGCAACAAAGAGCGGACTGACAGGTGGATTGCCACATATCCGCAAGGCAGGCTTGAAACGCACATCATTGAATTTAACGCAGAAAAAGGCTATGTGCTGGTTCAAGCTAAAGCATGGCGCAATCAGACAGAGATTAATCCTGCTGGCATTGATTATGCACATGGCTTTCTTGCAGCTTACAGCGAGAAAATGAGGCGTTGGATGGTTGAAGATACTTGCACCTCAGCTTTAATGCGCGTGATGGCTTTGGTCATGGGTGGCACTGAAAAGGCCACACAGGAGGTTATGACACAGGTCAATGGCAAATCACCAAAGGCAATGGATTATGACTATTGGGCAACAAAATTTGGCGATGTGCCAAGCTATCAGACCAGAGAAGAAGCTGAGGAAGTGAAAGACACAGCTTGGACAGCTGAGACTGTGCCGGGTTGCTCACATGGATCAATGCGATGGAATCAAAGCAAACCCGATGCGCCTAAACCATGGGCCGGTTACTTTTGCAGCGAAAAAGCAAAAGAAAAGCAATGCAAACCGCTTTGGTATGTGATGACCAGCGATGGCACATTTAAGCCACAGGTGTGATGATGACAAAAAAACGATTGATTGTGAGCTTATTGATTGTTGAAATTGTGCTTTTGATGGCAATGATTTGGATGTCGGTAAAATGAGCGATTACATTGAAATTATCCATCCACAAAGCATGACAGCCAAAGTGCTGTGCAATGGTGTGGTGGTCGAAGAATACAAAATTGAGCAATGTGACAAATGCTCACAGCTGAGGCGATTAGATCAATTTGGCTATCAAAAAGGCTATGACCGGACCGAAAACATTATTTGGTTTTGTGGTGATTGCCGATGATAAATCGCATTGAGGAGGTGCAATGCATGATTGCAGCCATATCACATTGCCATGACAGGTCAGCCGACCACAGCTCACGCATTGTTAAAAACTTGTCATGGTTTGAGTATGTGGCACAGATGGGCGAATCGATGTTGGCTGAGCTAGTAGTGGCCAAGCGATTAGGTTATGACTATCAACCTGGCATCACATGGGATAAATCCAAGGCCGATGTGGGAGAACACATTGAGGTCAAATGGTCAGCCAATCCCAACAGCAATTTGTGGATACAGGAGAGCGACCGCGAGGATCGTGACATTGCTGTGTTAGTCACAGGCAACGCACCAAAGATGCACATTGTTGGCTGGATGCCCGTAGCTGTGGCCAAGAAGCCTAGATATAAAAACACCAGCCAAAACAATTGGACTGTGCCACAGGTTAATCTGCAACCCATTGAAACATTGATAAGGAGCAACTATGCACATCCTTCAATTTGATTGCGCAATATGCAAGAAGCTATATGGAAAGCCTAAGCAACGCTTTGGATTGAAGAAAGGTGCTGAATTAACAGAGCATGAGTGGTTTGCTCAATGCATGGGATGTGGCACATTTGGCATCAAGATTGTTGATGATGCTCGGATTGCAGAGCTGAGCCAATGAGAAAGTTATCCACAGGTGTTATGCACAGGTGTGCGAAACCTGTTGGAATCGCCCAAGATTACGCTCGGTGTTTGACAGCATCATTACCATCTACACGAGGTAGCGAGCCGGTGAGCCGGATAGCTCGCAGCCGATGTTTGATGGTTTTGGCCGTGCTATGTGTAATTGGCATTACACCGGCACATGCAACAAAAGATGTTAAACAAACTACATCAATTGATTATCTTAAACTCTATGCACATTCAAGGATCATTAACTACAAACAATTCCAATGCTTTAATCAGCTAATAACAAAAGAAAGCAATTGGAGAGTAGAAGCTATAAACCCAAATGGAAATCATTTTGGATTAGGACAAATGCGAAATACTAAGTATCGCAACCTTGACGGGTATCGAATGATTGATTGGAGTATTCGCTATATTGCACACAGATATTCTGGATCAAGCTGCAAAGCATTCGCCCATTGGCAGAAGCATGGGTGGCATTGATGTCTTATCATTCTCAAAGAGCTGGTAACAGCTCTAAATGGAAGCAAATACGAAAGCGCATCATTGCAAGAGATCAAGGCATTTGTGCCTACTGTGGTGTGGAAGGTGCCACGACTGTGGATCATGTGCTGCCGGTTGCCCGGGGCGGTGACGATAATGAGTCTAATTTGGTCTGTGCATGCGTAAAATGCAACACATCGAAAGGAAAGAAGATGCCGTTCGATTTTTTTGAGCCGGTTTCCAC